TACGTTCGGAGATATGTCGCATACCAAAGAAAGAAAATGGTAACGGCTTAATACAGATAATGAGCAAGCCCGAAATGCTCAAGCTTGAGATAAAATCCCCGAACATGGCGGACGCAATGATGATGGCAATGTTAACGCCACCAGCTATAAGACGACCAGCCCAAGTTTTGAATGTACCTATGGTAAACCACTATGCATGAAATGAGCGACAAGAATAAAGACGACTTTGTAAAGATCTTAGATAAAGTTAGTTCGGCTTGGAATCTAACCGAGTTTCAACGGGATCAGTCAAACGAATCTATTCGATTTGTCGATGTTTCAGGTGCTCAATGGGAAGGATGGGCCGGTGTACAATTCGCTAACCGTCCGAGAATGGAATTAGATAAGGCTAGCCAATCGGTAAACCTATTCCAAGCAGAGTGGCGCACAAATCGTTTTGCTGTTAAGTACCGATCATCGGACGAAAAGACCAGCGCAAAAGATGCTGAGTTCTTTAATGGATTATTCAGAAAAGACTATCGCGATTCAAACGGCGAACAGTCAATGGATAACGTCGTTAATGAAATGTCCAAAGGTGGTGTGGGCGCGTTACGATTAAAGACTGAATTCGTATCTGAAGACGATCCAGAAAACATGGATCAAAAAATAATCTTTGAGCCACTTTATAACGCTTACAACACGGTTGTTTGGGACCCTCAAGCCAAAGCTCAAGACAAAAATGATGCTGGCTGGTGTGACATTATCACCACGTACACTGAAGACGCTTTTAATGAAGCTTATCCCGACGCATCACCCGAGTCATTCTTTCAGCCTAGTGATCGAAACATATTCAATCTAAACAACATTAAACTCATTTACGTTTCAGAGCATTACCAAGTCAAGAAGAAAAAGGCTTTAGCATTCAGTTACAAGAATAAGCTAACGGGTGAGAAGCGCGTCATATTCAAGGACGACATTGAAGAAGTCATAGGCCAATTAGCCGATGCTGGTTTCCGTAAGACTGGTGAGCGCAGAATCATGCGTAAGACTATCGAGAAGTCTATCCTGTTTGGCGGTGGATTCTTAAGTAAGCCGCGGCGAATCGTTGGCGATATGATACCCGTTGCACCTTGCTATGGTTATCGTTCATATGTTGATGGCCAAGAATATTACTATGGATTAGTCGAGAAGCAGAAAGATGCCCAGCGACTTTCCAACATGGCCATATCAAACATGGCAGAGAACGCCGCCACAAGCTCGGCATCGACTCCAATACTTACACCTGACCAGGTAGCAGGCCACGAACAAAGATGGGCAGAGAAGGCTTTAAGTAAGCACGCTTATATGCTGCTTAATTCATTAGATGAGCAAGGCAAACCAATACCTTTAGGACCATTGCAGCACACGCAGCCACACGCTATCGACCCAAACACGAGCTTGATACTGGACGTTGCAGGCAATTACATTGTCAGCCAAAGCGGCGGAATGCCACAAGACACCTTAGACCCAGATGCCAGTGGTAAAGCCATTAATGCAATGATTCAACGTGTTGATATGCAAACAGCGGTATTGATGGACAATATTTCTTTATGCACCAAGACGGTGGGTAAGATCTATCTAGGCATGGCCAGCGAAGTTTATGATACTGAACGCTTTATTAAATTAGTTGGTGAAGACGGCAGCGAGAAAGACGCCTTATTGATGGAGTATGTGCTTCATCCTAAAGTGGATAAGTTCGTTAGAATTAATGACGTTAAAGCAATGAAGCTCGACGTTGTTGTTGATACCGGCGCCAGCTATGCGAATCAGCGAAGGGAAACAGTTGATGTGCTCGGTCAGTTGCTACAGAACATCCCTCAAGGTTCGCAGTATGAGCCTTTGATATTGGCTGGCATCATTGAGAACATCGAAGGTGCAGGGCTTGAAGGCATTAAGAAATTCAATAGGCAGCAGCAGATTCTACAAGGAACTATTAAAGCCGAAACTGAAGAAGACTTAGAATTTGTTCAGAGTCAATCTCAGCAGCAGCAACAACCAGATGCGGCCATGGTATTGGCTCAAGCAGAAGATAAGAAAGGCGATGCCGATATTGCAGAGGTTCAGCGCAAGACTCAAGCAGACCAGTTTAGCGCCCTTACAGCTCAGCAGAAGAATCAAGTTGAAACCTTTAGAGCGCAGACTGACAGAATAGCTGTTCAGATTGACGCAGAAGAAGCGGGCGCAACGATCAATAGCAAGAACATAGATAGCTTTGGCAAAGAGATTGATAACCGACAAAAGCAAATAGACGTTGCCAGACAGGTAACAGGATTCAACTCTATTTAACATAATGTTGCCATGAAAACTAAATTGTAATATTATCAACATTCCTGCTTGAGAGCATTACGTCTCAAGTAGAGAGCAATACATCCCCTAGCGGGACATAATCCCAATTATTTGGAGAGTTAGTAAATGACTGAAACGTTATCACTTAACGCAGAGCAGAAGACAGCGGGCACGCTAGAGGCTGTTGATGGAACGTCACCATCTGAAGATAAACCATTTGTTGTTGACCGTCAGGTAAGCAGGAAATCGAATAAGCAATTTGCAGAGCAGCGCATCGGTGATCAGCGTGACAAATTCAAGAATGAAGCGAATTCATTAGGTACTGAAAACGCGGCAATGACTGTTGAGTTACAAAGATTAAAAACCGAAAACGAGCAACTGCAAGCTAGATCAAGTCAGGCTCAAGGCATGCCAACAATGGCACAATTTGATAATGACGCAGAGCAATTCCAAGCGGCTATGGGTTCGTATTACCAGAATCAAACCACAGGAATAGTTCGGCAGGAGCTTAATCAGTTTCAAGCTAGTCAGACGCAAAGTAGTCAAGACATTCAGATAGACAGCGCGATTAATAGTCACTATGACAGAGCGCAAGAGTTTGGAAAGAAGGATTACAACGAGGCAGAAAGCAATGCCAAGAGTGTTATAGGTGAGGAATTAGTTAAGGGTATCATGCAAAATACTCAAAACTCTGAACAAATCCTTTATATGCTCGGCAATGATTCAGCAAGAGCCACGGCTTTAGCGAATATGAGCCCCGTTCAAGCAACTATGGAAATAGGCCGGTTATCTGCACAAGCGGGTGACTTTACAAAAGAACAGCGACCAGACCCAGAAGATGTTGTGGAAGGCGGAAAAGCCCCGAGCGTCTCTAATGCAAATCTACAGAAGCGCTATGACGAGACTTTAGAAAAAGCCTGTAACGGTGGAAACCTAGAAGACCTGAAAGTGATTAAGAAGGAAATGCGCGAAGCTGGCTTGCTATAATTATTAGGTGATTAACATGACTCAGACTAACTTTCCCAAGGACGTAGTTGTTGAATTTAACAACATGGTAGAAGACTTCGAAGATGATAATATTCTTTCGAAGAGCGTAAAAGTAAAATCTTCTAGCGCTCAACAGCAGCAGCGTACAGCTTATCGTACGTGGCAGAATGTTCCTCAAATTAGTACAACAGTAAGCGGTTTAGATATTACCAGCTCAATGGGTAAGGCTATCACTCAGTTAGCTATTCCAGTTGATATTGATACCATCGAAAACGTACCATTTACTATTGATGCTCAAGACGCGAATGACCCTGCTGTTATTAAGCAGAAAATCCGTAGTGCAGGCGCGGCATTAAGCTCTAAGATTAATCAACAGTTGGTTAACTTAGCAATGTTTCAAGGTGGCGCTTATGTTAAGCAATCAGGTTCTTTAGCCACTTACGACAATATTGCAGCTTATGAAAATACTTTCCTTCGCCGTGGTATTCCTGAACTTGATCTTCAAAGCTTGTTTTTGAATTTAAAAGATCATGCAACTGTAGCTGGCAATATCGCCAAACGTGAAGAAATGGGCAATAAAGTTTTGTCTGCTTATGAGCGTTCGTTGGTATCTAACGCTGCTAACTTCGATGTGTTTAGAGTTGGTTCTAACCCTATCTTAGCCGCTGCAACAGGTAATGCCTCTACAGTCAATGGAGCGCAAAGCTTGGTTCCTGCTGCCAATGTAACTAACGGAACTACTGGAAACGTATCTAACGTTGATAATCGGTTCATGGATTTGACAGTGAGCACAACCACCAACTGGAAAGCGGGCGACCGTTTCACAGCCGGTGCAACAGAAGTGCATTTGCAAACCAAGGCATCAACAGGCGAGCTTCAGGTGTTTACCGTTGTTGAGGTTACTGACAGCACTCACCTTAAGATTAGCCCCGCTCCTATCGCAGCAGACGGTTCAACCGATGTTGAAAAAGAGTATGGCAACGTTGTTACTGAATTAGCTAACTCGGCTTCTTTGGTTAAATTTAACACTGTTAGTCAACCAGTTAATATTTTCTGGAAAAACGACAGCATTCAGTTAAATGGCGGAAACTTAAGCGTTGGTGATCTATCAGGTGTTGGCATGATGAATGTTAACAGTGAATCTGGTATTCAGTTCATCCTTGCTAATGAAGGTGTAATCGGTGATCTATCTAACCAGTATCGCTTAACAGCATTCTGGGGTGTAACAGGTATTGATCCACTTCGCTTTGGTATTGGTCAAGCTAATCAGTAATAGCTAAATGAATAAGGGGGTGTAAAAAGCCCCCATTATTTTAATCAATCCACGGTGATGATATGAGTACAGCACTTGAACGGGTCACTAATGCTTTGTTTATATTGGGTGCAACTTCCCCCATTAAAAAGGCACGCCCCGAGATATTCAATCTAACTTTTGACACTCTTGTCACAATGCTTAAGCTTTGGAGTTCGCAAGGTATAAGCACCGGTTTAACTATCCCCGCTGTTATTGGTGATGAGTTAGACGAACCCGCACAAATCGACTTTGCAATTGACTTTAACTTAGCCGTTACTGTCGCACCTTACTTGCAGAAAATAGCTAGCCCTGAAGCATCATCTAAAGCTAGTTCAACCATGCAGTCATTACGCACGCAATTTACTGCGCAACCAATTACTTTATACCCCAATTCTTTACCGCTTGGCTCGGGCAATACTGGCCCATCAAGCAGGCAATCCCCTATAGGTCGCAATTTCTTTGCAGAGCCTGAAACAGTTGATTCAGAATCAGGAGCACCGATAATCACATGAGCAACGGCGGCATACCAATATTAAGTTTTCAGCGTCTGATCACATTAGACAATGACCCTATTTTTGTCTTCGCTAGCAATACTGACAGCGTGACTTATGGCGTGACACTTGAGAATCTAGCAAACGCTATAGCTCCATTTGTTAATAATACATTT